GATAACATAGATTCCAGAACCATCAGTCTCTAGAATGTTTAATGTGGCTAGTACTACTGACCCACTGAACTGAACTCCATTACCAGTAGCTACAATTGCAATATCACCGGCCCCAGAGCAGTCAACTGGGATCCAGAATTCAAGTAGAATTTCAGTTTGAGTTTTGATAATGATAGATCCACAAGTAACTGAAATAGTTAATTCATCTAATAATACATGATCTGGATCTAATGGATCTGATTCAATTGTTATTAGCGTTCCATTATTTGCTGGTTCCCCATTTATATCAGGAGTATTAGGTTCAACATTAGAACCATCAACAGGATCAATAGTATAAGTATATTGGAATGTTGTATATTCACCTTCAATATCAATAACATCAGCAATGCTTGCGACGACAACGTTTACACCATCATATACAGTAGAGAGATCTGCTAAAAGGAAGCTAAGCAAATCTATTGGGCTTTCGAAGTCTATATCATCAACTAAAACAATAGTTGAAGGTGTAACTCCATTAGCCACGAAATTTGTTGGGCCATACAATCCAAACCGGATTTGAATTTCTGCAACTGATGATGCACCTAAATTTGTTGCACAACTTCCTATCCCAGTTGGAAAAGATGCAGCAGGAGTTGTTAATTCTTGCAAATTAATTAATTGAAATCCAGCCGGTAAAGATTGTAAATTTATACCAGTTGGACTTCCATCAAGAAAAACATTATCTCCTTGAATTTCGTATTGTATTTGACCTGTTTTTGGTGCTCCAACCTGTGAATAGAAATGTATAGCATCATCACCTGCACCAGCAGTCTGAAATGCAGAGCCGCTAGTTCCAGTTAATGTAAATCTAGCTCGAAAAGTACCCATTATACTAAATCAGCTCCAATAATAACGTCATCTACCATATGAATAGCAACGGTATTAACGCCCATTGCAAATGTCCAAGGACTCCATCGAATTTTCTTAGGATCCATTCCATTGCCGTAATTACCAACTAACAAGTTACGGGTTGGTAGTACGATATAAATTTCTTTTTGTATTGGTGCATTTACTACTTGAATAAACCTAAAATCGTCTCTATCTAGATCTTGCCAGTATGATTCAATCTTCCAACTAAGCTCTGGAGAGATATAACGACCGTTAAATAGAGTTACTCCCTGATAAGTACATATAATTAGATAATCTACTGATGAAGAGCCGCTATCTAAGACTGTCGCAATACCATGAACTGAAGTTCCAAGTGCATTATCAACAGTAACTAACGGCCAGGATGATGGAACGTCGCCATTATCAGTAAATGAGACAGTTTTAGACCTTTTCATTACATATAATATGTCTCTTAGTTCTTGTGCATTAGTGACTGGATTACCATCTGGGACAACAGCCAACAAACCGTCAATTTGGCTGATAGCTTCAGGTTCTCCAATTGCCGATACTAGAACTAGATTGATATCATCAAAAGTAGTAGCAAGTATAAGACGATTATGATAAAGAGTGAGTACTGCGCCCGCTGGAATTTCTGCATAATTGTCCAATAAATGGGACGCATCATCAATCAAATCAGCATCGAAGAATGAGATATTATTTAGAAAAGTGTCTGTATCATTGTTAATAGTAGCGTTAGGTACAAAAAAGAACTGATAGCCAGTAGTATTACCGTTGTAACCAGTGATAACTTTTGTTGCAACTAAGTGTCTCCTTACAATGTTTGGGTTTCCAGAAGTTGGAACGGTTCCAAATGAAACTGAACTACCAGCAGATGTTATAAATCCTGTAATAGCTCCAGGTGCAGTTAAATAACCAGATGATGTTTCAGCGACAAATGCAAATAGGTGAAATCCAGGATCTGTATGTCCCGCAGCACCATTTGCAATCGTTAATGCACCGCTAAGTGGACTACCAGCGGCTTTACGAGCGGCTGTTCCATCACCAGCGTATACATAAAGAAACTCATTTTCTAAACCCTTCTCAACGTTTAATCCTCCAACATCAAACGAAGTGAAGGGACTAATATAAGCCCGTCCTGCATACGGTATAAATGCAAAATCGGTCATATCTGCAATTGTAAGTAGAGGACCAAATACAGTAGTAGAATCAACTACATGATAAATATTTCCTTCATCTGCAGCATCATCGTATGTAAGAACTATTAAAGTATTACCATCATCTGTTGGGTAATTATAAATTCTTTTAACATTATCTAGTGGAACAGCGACATTCTGACTGATTCCAATTCCATCTCTCGTTTTAACGGAATTGGTACCAAAAAACTTTAAATTGTTGCAATCGGAGAAATGGTCTAATGGAGTATTATCAGGATCTCCACGCTGCCAAAGACCATTAAATTTGTCGATTACAACTGGCTGATGATCTCTTAACATTAAAGTTGGTGGAGTGAGCTATTAACCCACTCCACCTTTCTTTTCTAACGGTCGATGATTACCTGATTAGCATAAACGGTAGTAATAGCCGTTGGTGCTGAATCATCAGGGTCGTTATACTTCGGACTAAGAGTGAGATTTGGAACTCCACTCTGAGGTGAACCACCAATAGCAGTTACCTCACAAGGAACATTCACAATATCTCCAACGTTAAAAGTATTTCCGGTCAAATCTGTTGCTGACATTCCTTTTCTCCTATCGTTTAATTGTTTAGTTCAGAAGCTATTAAGCAGGTCGAGCAGTAGACCAACCAGCTTCAGTTCCGTTCGGACCCCACATTAGACCAGTTCCGATTGTCAGTTTAGCAGTAGCGTTAGTTGCAATTGCAAACTGATTTCCGGCGATAATGCCAGTATTTCCATTATCCTGTAGAAGAATGAAATCTGTCGGTTCAGTTCCATCTTCTAGCTGGTCGAATATGTTATTCCAAAGCTGAAGATTGTTAACTTGCTGTGCATTAGCGAACTGACTAAGACATGCATCAGCATTATTATGGAATCTGCACTGTTGAATAAAAGCCTGAGTGACAAATCCATTGTTATTTGAACGAAGCTGCAATCCTACAGCAGCCCATGCAAATTCACAATCTTCAAGAAGAACATCTCCTGCTCCATACAAACGAGCCGCTACTGCGCTACCTTCAAACTTACAGCCATAAGCACGGAATCTATCAGGAGAAACATCTGCACTACCAATAGAAAGACCATAATCACCAGAACCACCATCAGCAACACCAATATTAACTAGTGTTACACCATCAGCAAGAACCTGCAATCCCTCATCAGCGGCTGTTGCAGGCTCGATGAATACAGATCCTCTATTTCCGGCTCCAATTAGAGTGAAATTCTCTAGAGTTGCAGGAATTACAAGGTTTCCTTCTGTGTATGCACCTGGTCCAAGAAATGCAACATCTCCTGGTTTAGCGATATTAAACAAATCTGCTAGTGTTTCAACCCTTCTTCCGAAAACTGGCGCACTCCTACCAACATACCATACGGATTTAGCGTATGGATACCCTTGTAGAACACCACCTTGTTTAAGGAATCCCCAGTAACCCGGAATCATAACTAACCTCCAATCGAGTTAACGACCAACGCTTTCGCGCCAGAGGTTTATTATATGTAAACAGGATTATTTACATATAACTACGCCGCTTGTAGCCAGAACGAAATGGCCGATGACGAATATTAATAGCTTGTCTACCCTTTGTTCCAATCCCAACTACTCTATCAAGAGCTAAGGATGAATCACTATTAAGACTTTGTGCTCTTGATTGATTCTCAGCAATAAATTCAGCTACCAATCCAGCAGTTCTATATTCTAAGAATGATGCTGCATTAACAATGGCGATTTCATCAGATGACGCAGTAACAGTGCTGAAAAGAGTACGGATATAATCAATCTTTATCTGATTATCCTGACTAGCCGGTAAAAACCTAATTTCCTGACTTTGCCAGACAAAAAATCCAAATTGAGGTGTTTCAACTCCAGCCATATAACGAGGTAGAAAATCTAACCTTGTCATTGGAACGTAAGGATCTACTCCATCTGGCCTTTCCCATACTACTTTAGGCTCAATTAAATCATCTGGAAGATTAGTACCAGAAACAAAAGGATCTCCAAAAGCGATAGAGGTATTACCAGCTGGAACATCAATTGGAGTAGATGTTACAGTGTCAGTTGCAGGAATATTATTAAGCTCAAACAGTTCTTGAAGCTCCTGCAATGCCATGTTCAGATAAGGTATTTGAACTGCATACGTGTAGATAGTCTTAGACGGATCATTCATTAACGCCGCAGCTCTATCCATTATCTGACCGGCTGTAATAGTAGGCATGGCTAATTAACTGACTGCAAACTGAATGTTAAGTTCTTTTGCCTTTTCTGGGTCAATAATAGCCTTGCAAGTGCCACAAACAGGATACATCGGATTAACTGGTGCTCCACAAGCCTTACAGTTAATCTTACCCATTGTAACAAAATCTCGCATCCACTCTTTACTCTCAAGGCCTAACTCTCTAGCCGCTAATCTCATCTCATCACTGATACAAAGTGGAGAACCATTAGTTCTAGCCCAGAATGTATCAGCAAACTTAATTAGAGCCTCATAGAACTTATTCTGCTTGTCTCTAGCTTTGTTCAGAGCAACAATATACTTAGTTCTCAGATCCTCGATAGTAACTTCACCGGGGATCCAGAACAATCCTGGCATGGAATTAGTCATATTTGAACCAAGCATACCATTGCAATAATCTTTTACAATTGCATCGGCAACTTGATTGGAACTGCATGGAATTTCAAGTAGCGGCTGTTCTTCATCTACTTCTTTCCACCAAGATGAAGGTCCAACAACTAATAGAGTTGGATTATCATAATGTCCCGGCTTAATCGAGAAGATTCCAGGAGTAATTGTAGCTTTTACTTCTTTAATCTCTTTTGGAAAAATAGAAACTACCGTGCTTTTATCAATAGGATTAATTGGAGCACGAGTAGTTCTTCGACGATGTGACATTATTCCTGGAAATCCACCAACTGGCATTGCTAGTCTCCTTGATTATTAGCTTCTTTATTGTTAATTGGCGATAGCATCACAGTCTCACCAGACTTTACACCATCACTAAACTGTGACTGTTCACCCCATAGAGCATTCATTATCTCATCAACTCTTTTACTTTTAAGTTCAATAGCGGCTTCTTGTGTATTTTCCTCATCTACATACTTTCGTAAGTTTTTAGTCCCATACTGTGCAGCATAGATAGTATCAATGATAAACTTAGCAGCTTCAAACTTAGGAGGAAGATAGTGACCGTGCTTATCTTCAAATACCCAAATAGGCTCATAACTTATCTTTGTAGTTGGTAGAGTCTCAGAGTCTACGTCTGGAACAACAACTAGCCGTTCTAAGACGTATTTCTCATTTATCCACTGTCTATACTTAGGAACTTCTCTAACTTCTGTAACAGTCCTAATAAAAAGACCACCAGGAGTATAGTCGTTATAAGTTCCTAGCCTCTTTTCAAATTGATCTTCAGAGAATACAACTCTCCAAATAGGAGTCCCTGTGATTGTATCGACTCCAAAATGCTCTTTTAGTTGCTTGTTAATCAGTTCAATAGATTCAGCTACTAGCATAAATTACTCAAAAACTACAAAAATTATGTAGTCACCTGTCAATTTACCTTCAGAGTCTTTAACTGGGAAGAAATATCTGTCTCCAACACTGTAAAGCTCAACTCGTCTATTCTTAACCTGTATTGCCTGCTCACCAGTTAACTGAATTGCTATATATGGTGTCTTAACGCCAATACCAAAAGAATCGTTGTTAGTAAACCTTGGTTCCATCATTTTATAATCTGATGTAGTTCATCACAACAAAAAGTGGTCCACCACCGTTAATTCCAGAAGCACCAACATCATAAGTTCCAGTGACAACAGATTCTTCTAGTAATAAAAAACTATCTAAACCTGGTCCAGTTCCAAGAAATCCAGCAATGGCATCACCAGCATTAAAAAATGCAGTTACTGGATTTTTACCTTCCCAAGTTCCATCTTGAGCAAGAAACCTATCTGGATCTTGAAGTATTCCAAGTGTTAAAAACTGTCCTAAACCTTCAGCCGCTGGCACTCCATCAACAGTAAATACATTGCCATAAATGGTTACTTGTGTAATGAATGAATTAGGCGGTAATGTAAACAGCGGCTTATTGTCACTATCAAACGTAAAAAATCCAAAGGCCACTAACTGTGGAGGTGCTCCGTTTGGATTTAAGTAACGTTCTGATGAAATCATAAAATTTGGTGCCGATTCCTTTTACTAGTTATACACTCTGAATCGGCAAGGAAGTGTAACTAGCTCTAGAACTAGAGATTACGGATTACAAACGTACCACATTGCAGTAACAGGGTCGTAAGCCAACAGAACTAGCTCATTCTGAGCTGGATCTTTAGTTGATTCGATGTTTCCAGTATTCAAGAATGCACCGGGATTAGCATTCGTAAATACTAGTGCAATCAAACAGGCACCAGATACAGGAGGCGTAATATTCGCAATCTGTACTGTTCCTGTAATGAATGTGAGGAACGTTGTTGGAGAAATAGTAGCAGCAGAAGCCATAGTAACAGGCTTAGGCTGCTGCTCTGATTGTACAGTTGATAGATTCTGGAAAAGGAGATCACTCATTATTCATAACCTCCTTATTGGTATCCTTCAGGGATAGCCAAATCATCAATGTACGCTGTTGCAGCAGGGTTATTCACGAAGAACTGCATTCCACACACCATGTAGAAGATATCAGCCGTAGAAACACCACCAGATGCACTACGGATTTCAAAAATCCTTCTACCATCAGTTGTATAGAATCCAAGTGGCAGAATTTCACCACGTCCCCAGACTTCATTGGAAACAAAGTCAATACGAGTCTTGTTCCAATTGAAGCTTGGTTTGTCAGGAGCACCAGCAAATTGCATTCTGTCAAAATACATATCCAGATCGCCCTCAGAACGATTCTTATTGGGCTGCTGAATCATAATGACAGCTTGACCAATATCTTCATAAGCCTGTTTCTGACATGGATGCAACCATGCATTTGGCTTGAAGTTATTGTCAATGCCTACTCGATTTCCAATCTTATTGATTGCAAGTCGAGGAAGCGGCAATGAAAGTGCTGAATTTCCACCGTTTACACGATTAGAACGGATTTCAGGGTTGGTTGCACGGCTAAATCCAAGCCAAGTTCCAACTGCTGAATTGCTGTGATGGTAAGGAACACCATACATAGCAGGAAGTGAATTAGGAGAACTGATGCCCTGAACCACAAGGAAATCACCAGCAACTGCGCCAGCAATAGCAGGTTCAACATCAATTGTCGAATTTTCAACGTCCCACTGAGTAATTTGTCCGCTACCACGCAGAGTAGACAGAGTTGAATCAAAAACCTGAACTGTTTGTCCGTAACGAACCAATCTAGCACCAAATTCTGCTGTCAATACATAAGTATCAACACCAGCCGCAGTGCTAACGCTATCAATTTCACCAACAACTCCATTACCGGCCTGCATTAGCTGTGCGTCAATCTGTCGGCGCAATTCATCTAGTGCAGTAGCTGTCAATCTCTTAACAGCATTGGTAATAGCTTTACGGTCGTTGTTAGTTGCCCACTGAGTAAGTTTTGTATACTCAATGTTTTCACTAACAAATACAGAGTTAAGAACGGCTTTATCCCACGTTGGACCACCACCACGACCAAGATCGCCACCATTAGGATCAAAATACTGGAAACTTCCACCAGGTCTGATTTCCAATGGAACGCGCATTAGTCGCTGTGAAATGACTTCAACGTCGCGCTTTTTAATATTTGCGAAGAACTTATCATCCCTCTCAAACAAAACGCGAATTTTCGGGATAACCCGCTCTAACTCTAATGCATCAACTTGAGATTCTACAACAGCCATTTTAATCTCCTAGTCATCTGACATTAGAAATTCGAGTGAGGTCATACCTTTTGGAATTTCTCTCTTGCTCCGATCGTTGGAATCATTTCTTTGACGTGATTCATCGTCCTTTTTGGAGCCTTTACGTGGATGTGGCTCATCATCATTATCTCTAACTCGTTTGCCCATTCCTTTTAAAGCTTCATTCCTTGCCTTCTTAATTACAGATGGCAGCAAAGTTCTAGCTTTAGAAATGAAGGCGCCACGAATTTTGTCTACTGATTCTGAACTGAAATCTTCTTTAAGAGCACGTTCCCATAGCTTATCTATAATTACTTTAAATCTTGTATCTTTAGAGATTAAAGTTTCAAGTTCTTCAAGTGCTTCACGAGAAGCTGTTTTCTTGACATAGTCAGACATTGACTCTTTAGGATCAATGTTAGCTTCAATCGTAGCCTTGAATGAATTATTAACTTTAGTATTCAATTCTTTACTAGCAGTTTTATACCTCTGCTGAGTAAATTCTTTTTCACGTTCAGTTATCTTTGCTTCTTTCTCATCTACTTCAGGCTTCTCATCAGATGATAGCTTCTTAGGTGGAGTAAATGTAGACGAGCCGAATACAAACTGATTTAAGATAGCGGCTGCACTTTCCAATGCTTCATTCTGTGTCTTTCTACCTTCTTGAACCATTGCAACGATAGTATGCTTAACAATGTTTCCAGTTACATGAAGATAGGCTTTCTCATCAACTCGTGAAAGAGCACCAAGATAATCATCAACAATCTTGTTAAATGATTTCGGTGTATTCTCTTTAACGGCTTTGAGGATAGTCTCTGTATTACCAGTAACTAAATCCTGCTCAAACTTGTCTAATGTCTGAGCCTTGTCAACTGCATCTTTGGCATCAGAGATTGTTGGCAGTATTTTAGTGTATTCTTGTTCCCTGTAATAAGCCTTCTCAAGATTTGGAAAATCTTTAAATAGCCTTGGATACTTTTTAAGAATTTCTCGACGAGAAGTAGGCGTAGTAAGTTCTAGTTTATCTTCATCTACTTCTTCGAGTTCTTCTTCAAGCTCTTTTAATTCATCATCCTCATCATCTTCGATTTCTTCATCTTCTTCAGATTTCTCTTTATCGTCTGCTTTCTTCTCAGGCTTCTTGTCGTCTTTGTCATCTTTCTTATCTTTATCATCTAGCGGAATAATATCATCTTTCTTGTCATCATCAGATCCAAGAAAATCTATAATATCATCTTTAGATAATTCAGGAGATGAACCAATCTTAGATGAAGAATCAACAATACCAGCATTACCAGAAGGAGCAACAGCGGCTGGTGCCATTAATTCAGCTTGAATTAGATTATTGAATAACCGATACATTACCTTCCTCCATTATTGGTGCTTCACTCTTAGTTTTATCTCTCTTTTCGTTAGGAGTGTTGTCACCAGGCTTCTTGTTTGAATCATTAGATTGGGCTTGCATGGCCTGTTCCATTTGTAATCTTTGAATTTCCATAAAATGCAAACGACCATGCAATAAGACGTTTCTATATCCTTCTGGATTATCAGTCTTAGTCTGCCTTCCAGCTTCTGATACAATCCACTTACGACAAATATCGAATTCTACTACGTGATTATCATAAATAGGATCAATTTCTACAGATGGGACTTCCTGCATTTGTGGTGGAGGCTGTCCCATTGCAATAGCTTCTGCAATCATTTCTGGTGAAGGAGGTTCTTCAATTGGCTCAGAATCTAGTAGAAGTTTAATCTCATCATACTGCTTAATAATATCATCTTCACCAGGCACATAGAAGTCAACCAATCCTAAAGCTTCGTGAATAATAGTAAGATTTTCTGGAGCATTAAGAATCTCCATAATCTTAGGATTAGTTGCCTGTAGTAAAGTGAACAACAAATCTTTCTTCTGAGTCCAAGTTAATGGAAGATTCTCACCAGCATCTAATTCAACTTTGCCAATTTTACCTTGCAGCTCAGACTTACGTATAAGAACATTAACAAAACTTCCATCATCCTTACGCTGTACATCTCTCTCATCCTCTTGGACGATCTTAATGTACATTGGAACGACTTTACTAAATACATTCTTCCAGGTAGTAGTAAACAGTTTCCAGATATTCTGAAGTCTCTGTAAAGCCTGAGCACGAGACATTGAATATCCAGATGCTGTTTCTCCACCAGCACCGGCTAATTCTCCACCAAATATACTAGGTGTTGCACCAGATGCTAATTGAGCATAAGATTGAATCTGCTGACCAAACGGCATTACTTCTGGACTTAATGTTGCAGTTCTTAGCTCGTGGAATCCTTCTCCAAGAGTTTTTCCAGATTTGGGAGTTGCAGGGAATACACCACCAGGTAAAGTTGATGTTTGTGCATAAGCGTTAAAGTTGAGAACGGCTGGATCTGCAAATGTCTGTCCAATACCGTGCTCAATAGTCTGTAGAGTTAGACTAATTAAATCATTTGTAATATCTTGAATAGATGTAAGTGATGCACCTAGAGGATTGAAATGTAAAAAGTCAGACATTGGGTTTTCAATCAATGTCCAGCAATCATCTAGATTCTCATTACATGCTTCTGCAAATTCTTCATTTACAAATGTAACTTTAACTCCGTCCGGAAATCTCTTCTTTAGCTTCTTAACATCTTCTTCGTCTTTAAGAATGTTAAACTTGCCAGGACGAATCCAAGCTTTATTAACTGTTACAACATTCTGTGGATATTCACCTTGGTATTGAGGACTAAGCCTTCCCCATTGTGCATACCATTCATATCCACCAGGATTGTTGCCGCTCTTTAACTTTTCAAGTAGATTCTTATTTCCATGTAAATGCTTATATTCTTCGACTACCATTGAATAGTCAAATTCATCACTGTAAATTAGGTATGGTAGATCCTTCTGCTTCTTACAATAATTGGGAATCTTAATGTATAAGCCACCACGAGCTTCAAGACAAATACGACCCTTTGGCTTATCAATCACTCCAGTAAGACGAGTAGTAATAAATTTTTCTTTTTGAATAACAGGGTCCATTGCCATCATACAAGATGGACAAATTTCTTTACCTTCATTAATTAATGCATGTAATGGAGCATCTTCATTATCTGGTTGGAACTCATCAATTTCCTGATCTTTCAATTCAGCGGCTTGACCAGGAAATGCTTCTTTATCCTCAAGTGGAAATCCACAAAGTGAGCAGACAAGATTTTCTTGTTCTTCTTCTATATCTTCGTATGTCTTCTCTTGATAAGTTCCATACTTCTTATTGTAATCTTCATAATTATAATAAGCAACTAGACCTTCAGTAACATAGATGAATAGAGCATGAAGCCAGAGTAGAGGAGCATCATTATGACGATAAACTAACTGAGCAATTTTATCACCAGCTCTAGCCGTTGCTAAATCTAGCGTGTCATCAGCGTCATCTGGGAAACATTTAATTGGTGGAACTGTAACAGATAAAGCTGCGATAATACTTTCAAGATAAGCTTTGAATACATTTACCGGCTTGTCATAATAAGCTTGGTCTGTATTGTCATCTTCATTCTGATCCCAAACTCTCCAGTCATGTGCAACTTCACTAAACCAAATTCTAGTAAATCCTTCCCAGAGAAGTTTCAGCCTACGCCAATCTCTGATTTGTCTTTCTCTTACAGACTGGTCCTCTTGCATACAGTCATCGTAGACCTGTTTCAAGAGCCGCTGAATATCTTCTGGTACCTTATCGTTCTTCATTACTTCTGTTTACCAAGATTCTTGAAGATGCCATAACCTTCTTTAATCTGGCTAAGTGTAGATTTCTTCTTCAATCTCTTATCTTCTCTGCCAGATTCGTTTGGCAATTCAATATCGGTATCAATACTCTTACTACCAAAAATTCTTTTTAGGAAACCAGGTGACGGATCTGTGACAGACTTTGTCTTAGCCATTCTTAATACCTACTTAAGTCCGTGCTTCTTTTTCACTTTATCAGATGGACCAGTCAGGTCTTTCTTATTAGCCGTTGCGTAAAATACTTCTTTACCTTTCTTATCCCCATACTCTTTCTTCATACTTCTCATTACTTCTTTACCTTTACCTTTGAAGTATTTACTCAGAGGCATTGACAACACCTAGTTCTTTTTCAATTTCTTCTGTTGTCAGTTCTCTCGTATTTGTATCTGGTTCAATATTCTTTTTATTCTGTTCAAGAATTTTAGCTCGTTCCCTATCCTCACGCTCAAGAGCTTGCCTTCTAACATTCCAGTTATTATATTTGGACATGTTAATAGGTCTTAGCTCTCTAGGATCAGCGGCTGGCTTCTCTTCAACTTCTGGCTTGTCAAGTAGTCTATTAAGTAATGCCTTCTTTTCTTCGTTAGCAATAGACAACTGAAGCTTTAGAACTTCACAAGATTCACAAAACTTTAGTTCTTTCTGAGAAGCTTTATACTCAGATTTAATTTCTAAATACTGTTTGAGCCAATTAAGAAGGAACAATGTTAGCTCCTACAGGTTTGCCATCACTTGTAACATGCTGAGACAAGTCACCACTTATTACGTTGTCATAGTAAACGTTTGTTGGTGGAAACTTAATCTTACGACGAGGATCTATTTGAATTGCATTATAAGCAATCTCTAATCCGCTAGTTGGAGGAACGGCTGGATGCATTCCATATTCGCCGTGAAATGCAATATTATTAATAATTTTAGAATTAATTGGATTTTCACCCCACCAAGCAATGAAAGAGTTTCGATTGTGATAGAAAGAATTATGATCTATTACCAATCCTTCAGGAGAATCAGCAATAGTAATACATCTACCATCTGGTTCAGCATTCATATTTTTAAAGATATTATTTCTAACTACTACATTCTTCATTCTGGATGAAATGTTAGGGCCATCATCCTTACCTACAAAAATAATATAATTACCAACATTTTCAATAATATTATTCTCAATTAAAACATTTTCAGTTCTAGCATATGGATTAGTATTTTCTTGATTGGCAGATTTAAGTACAATTGCAGGAGCATTGCTCCAAGCCTGTTGCCAATTACCAGTAAACAAACTATTTCTAAGAGTCAAACCAATAACGTTTTTAGTTTCAAATAGACATTTCATTACGTACTGAGATTGATTTTTCCATTCAGCTTTTTTCAAGAACACACAATTTTCAAATAAAATATCTCTAGGAATCATCAACTCGGAAGCACAATCAGCTCCACCGTATCCTGCATTTTCAGAGCCAGCTTCCATGTATGAATTACGAATAATGTGATTGCGGCTACCATTCCAGCCGCTAATAGCTTGTGAGTCTTGTCCAACTTGAAAGTAATTAATAAACTTGCAGTTATCAACAATTAAATCTGCACAATTAACCATCAGTCCGCGACGAGTTGGTCCAATAAATTGACAGTCTTTAAAAT